GGCGAATTGATGGCAGAAGAGGTTCAGTATTCGGACTCCTTACTGCAAACACTCATCAAAGCCAAGCGGCGCCGGGAGTTCGGCGACAAGACAGAATTGACTGGCCCGGGCGGCTCGCAATTGCAAATTTTCATTCGCACATTTGACGACCCCAACACCCCTACCCCATCGGCACAAGAATCCCTACCGGTAATCGACGCCGAATTCACCACCCTTTCAATTGAGACTGATGCCCATGAGCTTGTCTGAAATCCATGAACATGCGCCTATCGTGATAGGCTCGTTTTTAACGCAAAAGGCAACGGGCGTCACATTTCAAGTATTATGCAACTGCGCCAAAGCTACGCCGAAGCATCACACCGCGCGATTCGTTCAAAATAACCGCGGTCTTTTTCGCTATCCAACGAATGAGGAACTTGCCAATGTCACACGAAATCAAGCTGCGCCACAAACTAAATCCTTGTGATATCGACCGCTATCCGGTACTTGCGCCAGTCGGTGATTTGCTCGCGTATCTGGCGTCGGAGTGTCCGTGCTGCAACACGCTTCGTGTCTTCTTTGCACTGGCAGTTGCATTTCCCTTGGGCGTCATCGTAGGGGTATTACTGTGAGGCATTTCGATTGCGTGAACCCCACCATCCAAGTTCGTCTGCCGCCTTGCGCCCTTGAAATTACAGTCGCGCGTTTGACACGTGCAAACCACGCGACCGTCACCTTCACTGCGACACCGCAGGCACCAGCGACCGACGGCTCAATCACCGTGCAACTGTCCAATATTCCAACGGATATTCGTCGCGGCGTTTGGCGGTTACAGCTTGAATCCGACTGTGGTTGCTACGAAACCGACGTCTCGATTGACCTCTGCGGCGCACCGCAACTGGTCAACACTCACACCCCTACCCAAGATACCCAATCCAGCATCGAATGCTGCGAACCCGAATTGCAACCAGAATGGGGTACACCGCCCGTCATCGCGAGCTTTACGCTCTCGATACTGGAAGATGAATTCGTGGCCACGCTGGACGAGCCGCCGCCGAACAGCCTCACCCTGACCTACGACGCCCAAGCCGACACGATTACGTTCGTAGGGGTACCGCTGCCTGCCAAGACCGTCAGCCTCACCAACAGCAGCGGCGTAGTCATTGCGATGGGTACGACTCCGGTAATGAACGACGTACCCCTGCTGCGTTGCACGCGGTACTGGCTGATTTTTAACACCATCCCGTTACCCGGGCCTTGAGTAGTTCATGCCAAGGTTAGAATTACCCGCCTTCGGCTGGAAGCCAGACGCTCACCAGCTCAAGGCGTGGAATGCGCTGAATCCGAGCAACGGGAAAAAGCCCGTTTCAACGGCCATTTTGGCGTGGCATCGCCGCGCCGGCAAAGACGAATTGGCGTTGCACAACGCCGCCATCAAGTGCATGCAGCGCGTCGGTACCGTCTGGCATTTGCTGCCTGAGCAGGAACAAGCGCGCAAGGCAATTTGGGAAGGTGTCAACCCGCGTACCGGTCGCGTGCGCTGGAAGGACGCGTTCCCTGACGAGCTGATTGAACACGTCGATAACCAAGCGATGAAGCTCACGCTCAAGAACAACAGCACGTGGCAAGTGTTGGGTTCGGACAACTACAACAGCCTTGTGGGTACCTCGCCAGTCGGCATGACGTTTTCGGAAGCGGCGCTGGCCAACCCGGCGGCGTTTAGTTTCTTCCGGCCAATCTTGCTGGAAAATAAAGGCTGGTCGATGCACATTTCCTCTGTCCGGGGAAAGAACCACTTTTACAATTTGTTCAAGGCATACGAGAATTTTGAAGATGCTTTTGTCGAACGCCTGTCGGCCTACGACACCGGGATTTTTACCCCGGAACAGCTGGAGCTGGAACGGAAGTTCTACATCGAACTCAACGGCAGCGCTATCGGCAAGGCATTGTTCGAGCAGGAATACCTTTCGTCATGGGATGCAGCAGTCATCGGCGCCGTCTGGGGCCAAGAACTGAAAGACCTGAAAGACGATGGCCGCACCGCGCCGTTTACCTACGACCCGCGCTACCCGGTCGATACCAGCTGGGATATCGGCGTCGGCGACACGAACGTCATCTTGTTCTGGCAGACCATCGGCAACGTCGAGCGCCTGATTGACTGGTACGCCTCGACCGATACCGGTATCGAGCATTACGCCGAAGTGCTGTCCAAGAAACGGTATTACTACCACCGCCATATCGGCCCGCACGACGTCATCAACAAAGAGTGGGGTGCCAATGGCGTTGGCCGGATGGTCACGGCAAAGAAGCTGGGCATCCAGTTCGAGCGCATGCCAAAAATCGACAAGGCCGACAGCATGGCAGCGGGCGCGCGCCTCATCAGGATGATGGAAATCAACGTCCGTGATGAAGTGGTCGATGACCCGATGGACGACTGCGCCTTCGTGCTAAATGCCATCGAGCAGTACCGGTTCGTCTTCGACCGGGAGAAGAAGGTCATGTCCAAGAACGCCGTGCATGACTGGACAAGTCACTACGCCGATGCTTTAATGACCCGGGCAATCTACATCGCCATGCAATCTGGCAGCAATTTTGGGCGTCCGATTCTGCAAGGTACCACGGACATCAAAGAATTTGACACTCGGCGCCTGCGGGATATTATGCGCAGGCCGAACACTCGCAAAGGGGCATGGGGCTGATGGCCGACGAAGAATTGGAAACTACCAAAAAGCAACATGACAAGCTGGCTGATGTTGTCGTTGCTCGCTATCGTCGCGCCAAAGACTATCGCGATAATTACATCGTGCATCAAGGCGTCAGCTATTCGCAGATGCTCGCCCGGGCGCAGATGCAATACCGCCGCGAGTACACTGCCGACGACAAAGCCGCGATGACAAACAGCTTTGGTTTTTGTCCGACGCGATATCTCGGCATCGTACAGCAAAAAGTCAATGCAACGGTAGCATGGTCGAACGACCTTATCGTGAACAACCTCGACTCCCTTTTCACTGTCAATCCATCACCGGAACCGGAGCTGGATAAAGGCAGTCTTGACCGTATTCGTCGCGGCGTGAAAGAAGAGTTGGTCAAGAAAATGCTAGATGCCGGCGTGGCCGACCCTGCACTTTTGACAGATATCAAAGGCAAGCCGGCGCAACGGATTGAAGACTTTTTGTACGAGCGCGTTCGTGCGCTGCATAAAGTCGAACGCTCTCGCATCGTGAGTTTGGCCAGCGATTCAGCCCAAATTGCACAAACAAAAATGCGTGACGTGATGGTGCAAGGCCAGTTCCGTCAGGCTTACAGCAACTACTGCTTCGACCGTACCCTCACCGGTATCGGCGTCATTAAATTTCCTGATTGGCAACGCCGCGCCGTGCTGAAACACAGCGGCAAGAAAGCCAAGGTCGAGTGGAAAACGCTCCCTTGGTTTCGTCACGTCCGCACCGTGGATTTTTTCCCGATTGCTGATGCCGTCGATTACCAGACCAACACCGGTAACACGGAATACACCTACATCACCAAGGCCGAGCTTATCGGCATGGCGCGACAAGACCACTACTTCGGTCGCGAAATCGAAAAGATACTGGAAGAATTTGCTCGTCGTAGCCGCAACTGGCTCGATGCCGACAAGCCCGGAGACGACCGTGAAGTATGGTGGGATTTGGATGCGACAATCCCATTATTAATCCATGAGGGTTTTTTCACTGGCGGCGAACTTGCCGAATACGGTGTAACGGGGCTGGACGAGCTGGATTACGTGTCGGCGCGTCTGGAAGTCTGTGGCGGTCGTACCATCCGCTGCCAATTACTGCGGATGCCCGGGGGCGCCGACCGTTCCTATTTCGCTGCACCATTTACCAAAATCGGCGATAACTTGCTCGATGCTATTGGCATGGGTGCAACGCTTTGGGATAGCGAGCAGCGTGTCAACGTGTTGATGCATCTGTTCGAGCATAACGTGGACTGGGCCGCACGCCCACCGCGTCTGGTCAACCCATCGACGTTCGAGAATCCCGGCGACGCCCACAACATCGTACCCGGCGGGCAGTACAACGTCGAAGACCGCTTTGCAACGTCAGGCTCGATGCCTGAGCCTATCCGCAATATCAACACTGTCTCTGCCCAGTACCACCTGATTATGACTCAGGTGGCCGCTGTGTTGCGTCAGGCAGACGAAGATTGCGGTATCCCGGCCTTCGCGTACGGTGCGCAGGACTTCGGACGCAGCTCGCTGGGTGAATACAGTCAGCGGATGTCGAACGCCCTACGCACCATCAAACAGGCAGCGCTCAACGAAGACACGTTCTTTATCGAACCGGCTTTTACCGGGTTGTTCAACCATTTGATGCAAACCGAAGATGGTCTGGCCGAAGGGCAAGACGTCGGCGTGTTGGTGCGCGGCATGACCGGGCTGTTGAAGGAAGACGAACGCCGTCAGCGTGAAGCCGCTGTTATGGGCTTCGTCGCACAAGGTGCGCAAACAGGTATTGTACCGGAGCAGGCAGTGAAGTATGCTGTTCGGAGATTGCTCGAACAGGCTGGATTCCCTGTTGACGCCCTCGGCTTATCAGACCCAGTGATTGAAACAGCCCTCGCCGTCGCCGCCAGTCAGCCGCTTAATGGTGCGATTCCGGGTGGGCCTCAAGTGCCTCAACTGGACGGTCGCAGCAATGTACCGGCAGCGAACGTGGCATCGCCAGCAGGCGTATCGCAAGTTTCTATTCCGGGAGTATCAGGTTGAAAACCTTCATATCACCAGTCAATGGCTTACAGGTTTCATTTCGCGATGATATCCAGCACTGCGCTCCTTTTTGCCAATCGCTTGAAATCAATCCGAACCCGAATCCGAATATCACCTGCGGTCAGCTGCAAAACCAAGGAGTTGAATCGTGGCCAGCTGTCTTTACAGTTGAGCTTGGTACCGACACCGGCAACGTCGATTTCGCTTTCAATGCATTCACTGCCCCTGACAAATTTATTGTCGAATGGGATGGCGTTGAGGTTATCAATACAGGCTATCGCGGCTCGTCTTCCCAAGGTGCTTTGGACGCTCGCTTAGCCTACAACGGCGCGGCATCGGAGCCGATTGCAGGGGTGGGTGCGGGCACTGCCAGTTTCAATAAAACGACTGCATTGCCAAGCACTGCAACGGTGACTGTCTGGGCGCCGGGCGCTCCCGGCAGCACGATATGGAATTTTCAATTAGATTGCCCTGAACCCGTGGAAGAAGATGAAGTCTAAAAGGAGCGTGACATGAGTATCGTAATCACGGGGCGCACAGTCAAAGTGAATGACGCGCTTTATCACGTCGGTTTTCGTACGTGGGGTACGGTCGAAGGATTTGACGTAGGCGCTGCGAAGCTGCGTATTTCAGGTCAGAACAATCAATCGAGGCTCATTTATGTGCAGAATAACGGCATTGTCAACGGCAATCGCGTTATCTACTGGCACGAACCTTTGGTGTTGGACGTTCCTTACCAAAACGTCTCTAAATATCAAGCTATTCTCGATGCCGTCGTGGGGGAATTCCCAACATGAAACGTAATTTCTTAATCGACAAAGACACGGTATCAGGTACCTCTGACCCCTTTGAAATCGACTCCCAAGTGACAGTAATGGCATTAGGCCTTGAGCCTCTTGATACTGTCACTTTTTCTATTGTGCAGTTGAGCGACCCGGCGCGAGTTTCGTGCGAATGCCCCCCTGCTGCCGTGGTATTTCCTTCCATTATTGACGACATCCCGTTGACTTGCTGTGGCGAGCCAATCACGTTGTCGCGCGAACGCCCATACGTGATTCTTGATTCGCCGCAAGGCGCAAAAATTCGCGCCACGCTCAACACCAATGCGCCGCCTGATACGCAATTTGTGTTTTACACAATCACCAACACCCAAAACGTCAACGACCGCATGCGCGGTTGTCCTTGCGAGGAACAAGCATGAGCGCACCAGTAATTTTATTCGATAGCAGTTCGGTCGAACTCGAATCAAAAGTTTTTGAAATCAAAAAACAGTTGACGATTCGGGCCATCGGTTTACAGCCGGGTGACTACATTACCTTTGAAGCGCTGAGCGTTACTGCCGGCGCACGTTCGTCTGTTTGCGGTTGCTTCATTCGTGAAGCCACAGGCGGCGCAATCGCAGGATTGGTCGAGCTGCAATGTCCAACTTGTGAAAGCGATACGCCACAACCAGTACGCTTGACCGAACGCAATCCAATTGTGATTTTGGACTCACCGCAGGATTCTTTACTCCGGGCGCTGTATCACGGTGACGGCGTGGATTTGCAGACGGTACTCGTCACGGCACAAGAAACCGAAACCGAAGATTTGACGGACTCTATGCGGGGTTGTCCACCTGTCTGCTGCGAAGACGAACCGCAAACTTGGGTTGAAACAGGCCCGCGTCGTTGCTCTGAATTGGGCTACGAAGCTCAAGAAATTAGCAACTGTGGTAACTATCGCTGGACAGTGTTGGAACCTGCTGTCTGGGTTGATAACGGCATTACGCGCTGCTCCGAAGACGGCTATGAAACTCAACAAGTCAATCAATGCGGTTTGATTCGCTGGACAGTACAAGGCCCAGCAGTTTGGACGGCCAACGGTATCACTCGCTGCAATGGCGGCAATGAAGAAGCACAGGAAGTCAACCAGTGCGGCATCATTCGTTGGACAGTGACCGGCGTTTTGACGTGGACGGCCAATGGCGTTACTCGCTGCAATGCAGGTAACTTTGAAGTTCAAGAAGTCAATGCTTGTGCCGGTCTTCGCTGGACAGTCGTTGGCCCCATTACTTGGACTGCCAACGGCACTACTCGCTGTAACGGCGCCAATGTTGAAAACCAAGAAGTCAACCAGTGCGGCGATATTCGCTGGACTGCGGTTGGCCCTGCTACTTGGAATGAAAATGGCAACTTCCGTTGCTTTGGTGGTAACTACCAAGCCCAAGAAGTCAGTTCGTGTGGCGATACTCGTTGGACGACGATTGCTGCGGTGACATGGACGCCTACTGGCCTGACACAATGCATCGGCGGCTTCGTAAGCAATCAGGAAGAAAATCAATGCGGCAATTTGCGGTATGTCGCTACGATTGAAGCCTGCGCTACCGATGCTATCGTGGCATTGCCGTCAAACGTCGTGCCGGCAACGACCGAAGACTGCGAAATTCCGACAACCATTTATGGGATTCGCGATGCATTACTGGGTTCGCCAGACGGCTTTATCAATATCGGCAATAATGTCGTTCCGTATTACGGAGTAGGCGACTGCTGCACGTTGCCATCTACGATTCTGCCTGCGCGCGCTCCCGGTTTTGATAACGATTGCACGTTGCCGATGGCCACTTACGGTGGCGAAGAAAATCTGCTTGGTCGTCCGCTGGGCTTCATCAATTATGGCGGGTACATTATTCCGTACTACGGCTTTAATACGTGCGGTGGTGAAATCACTCCGCAAACCACAGATAGTTGTGTAATTCCTTTGAACGTAATTAATCGCCGCGACAACTTGATGGGCGAACCTCTCGGGTTCATGGATGTCAACGGCTACATCATTCCTTACTACGCAACTGAAAGCTGCGAATAATTTAATTCAGGAGTTTCATCATGTCTAATCAAGTACCTATTATCTGTAAAGACGGCAAACTGCAACCGATGGAAGCAGGCGACACCATCAACTGCTCCTATCTCGATGATTGTGGCGGCGGTGGCGGCGGCGGCAGCGGCCTGCCGCCCGGTGGCACTCAAGGTCAACCTTTGCGTAAAACGTCAGGCGTCGATGGCGCCGCTGATTGGGATACTCTCTGGTACGTTGACCCAACGACCAAGGGTTTTCGCAGTGGCGCGCTTCCTGTGCAAGCAGACGGCGCTGATGTTCCATTGTTTCAAGCGCAAAACATCAACAACTCAAGCGGCCCTGACCTGATTCAACGCGCTGAGTTCGACAGTGATTTCAACTGGCGCACAACCCGCGATGGCAATGGCGATACGGAGCCAGTATCGACGCAATCTGGCTACGGTAATACGCAGTCTGGTTTCGGCGTAATCCAATCGGGCAGCTACAATACTCAATCGGGTAAAGAGAATGCGCAAAACGCTTCTTTTGGTTGTTTGCAAGCCGGCCAAAACAATACCCAATCCGGTGCATACAGTGGTCAAATCGGCATCACGAATACGCAAACGTCTGCCAACTTTTCATTCCAGTACGGTAGCACCAACACTCAAAACGGTGCTGTGCGCAGTATTCAAGGTGGCGATAACAACAACCAAACTGGTTACTACAACTATCAGCAAGGTCAAACTTCGATTCAAAATACCAGTCACAGTTTTCAACAGGCACATGAAAGCAATCAGCTTGGTGAATATAACTTTCAATTCGGTCATACGAATACTCAAAGCGCATACACCAGCAACGTTTTTCAAGCAGGCAGTGACAACGTTCAAGGCGGGCAAAATAACACTCAATTTGGTGCCAACAATAACCAGTTGAATACCTACAATTTTCAAGCCGGTCACAGTTTGACTCAAACGAATACTGCATCTGCAAGTGCGCAATTCGGTGAAACCAACAGCCAAGCAGCTATACACTCTTTGCAAACTGGTCAATCAAATACGCAAAGTGGTTACTGGAATGTGCAAGGCGGTCACCAAAATACGCAGTCGGGTAACTACGGTGCGCAGTTTGGTTTCTCGCACGTCATGGCGGGTAAAGGGAGCTTCCAAGCAGGTTTAGTCCTTGATGATGGCGGCGCACACTTGGCTATCATGTTCGGGGATTCAAAGACTGCAACCGCTGGAAGCCGCGTGTATTGCGCAGTCGATAACGGTATCTGGATTCGCCCTGTTGCTTCTGCTCCTGTTTCTTTGGAAGCAGGCGTTATCTGGTACGACAGTGTTAGCAATAAACTGAAATTTCACAATGGTACGACGACGGAGACTGTCACCAGTGCGTAATTTTCATGTCAACAGCAGTCTTCCGCGTAGCGGTAGCGAATTGATGCAAGCACTTCTGGCTCAACACCCAGAAGTGTATGCATCGGCAACGAGTCCGTTGCTTGAATATCAGTTTGCTGCGCATGGTAATTTCACAATGGCCGAAGTAAAAAGCCAAGAACCTAAAGGCATGCATAATGCTTTTGTAAATTTTTGTCGTTATGGAACTCGCGGCTATTATGAAGCGCTCACTGACAAACCAACGGTAGTGGATAAAAGCCGTGGGTGGATTCAGTATGCTGAAAATCTTTGGGCCATGTACCCAGATGCAAAAATTATTGCAATGGTGCGTGACCCCGAAGATATCGTGAAAAGTCTTGAGCGTATCTATCAAGAGTTTAATGGGCATCCTGAAACTCGTCACTTGCCAAATACCGCAGCTCAACGTCGCGCGTTTTGGTTGCATCCAGATTCAAAACCGTTGGGGCTTGCTCTGACTCGTTTCAAAGAACGTCGTGCAAAAGGAAACGATAGCCGCATTGCGTATGTCGATTACAATGCGTTGTGCAGCAACCCAGTTGACATGATGCAAAATGTTTTTGCGCATTTGGAATTGGAAAGTTATACCATCGACCCGGAACATGTAGTAAAAGCAGTGGCAGAAGATGACAGCCACTTTGGTATTTTTGGCCGTCACAAGCTGCGCCCCGTTGTCAGCGCTTCACATTTAATCTAAAGGAATACGGACATGGCAGAACAGAACCCTATTAAATGCGCAGGCGGTCAATACCGTCCGTTCGCTCCGGGGGATACGTTAGTACCCGGTATCGCACCTGTTATTGTCGGAGACGGCATTACAGGCGACGGCACGCTGGATAATCCTTTGATTGTATTGCCGCAAAATCTGAACATGGCAGTTGAAGACACTTCTAGCGTTGATTTGGAATTACTGGGTAATTTGCTTCGTGCAAACGTCCGTATTTCAGGCGACGCAAACAATTGTCTAGAACTTCGTGCTGACGGCCTGTATATGGCATGCGCAGGTTCAGGAGAAGCTCCTGCTACAGCAACAACTATTGCTATTAGCGCAGTAACTTCATCGGTACAAGAAGGCACAGCAGCTCAATATCGCTTGACACTTGATATTCCAGACCTTGTTGATATTGACGTAAATATTGCCTATTCCGGTTCGGAAGAAACTGCACATCCGGGTAGTTACCCTGATGAAATTGTAACAATTCCAGCAGGTAATTTGACTTATACATTTACTAAGGCAACAGTTGTTGATGCGTTGACGGAATCTACTCTTGTATTAACCGCAACAATTACTACAACTGACCATACTCCTGCACTTACAATTACTACTCCTTCTGCCAATGTCAATATTACTGATACTCAGGCTCTTGCCGGCATAATTGATGACGGTGAAGGGGTTTCAGGATGTAACGCAGGCGATAACGGCCCTCAAGAGTTTTCAACTTGCAATAATGTTGTACCTTCTGGCGGCGTTGCACCTTACACTTATGCATGGAGTGTACCGGGTACCATCACTAGCGGGCAGGGAACGCCTACTATTTGCTGGGAAAAACATAGCCCGAGGCCGATGTTTGTTAATGGCCCTGTAGCTGTAACAATCACGGATGCGAACGGAGTTATCTATATCACGTCAATTAGCTATGAATTGCAAATCGGCGGTCTTTGCGTTTAATCAGGCGGCTACTCCCCTTCGGGGGAGTAGCCAAATTTCTTAAAGGAAAAGGTAATGGCCGATGATAATTTGCAGTTACCTCCGACGGATGTAACGCCTGAGCAGCTGTATATTTTGATGCAAACATTAAACACAAAACTTGGAATGGTAATCAGGGAACAAACAGTAGCATCAGACCGCATGACAGCGATGGAAGCGGACGTAAAAGAAATTAGCGATGCGTGGCATGCAGTCAGTTTTTTGTCAAAAGCAATCAAGTTTCTTGCTGCTCTTGGTGGTGCCGGTTTAGTGCTTTATAGTTTGTGGGAATTGTTTTTACAAATCGTCAGGGGGAAGGGATGAAACTAATTGAAAATTGGCGCCAAGGGTGGACATTTTATACCACTTGGTTTTTTGCATTCATGCTGTTGTGGCCTGATATCTATCAAGCGGCGCAAGCTATCGGTATTTTTGATGATGTTTCGACTTCAACTACCGAACGCATGACTTACCGTATCATGGCTGTAACAGGATTGGCTTTGCGTTTTATCAAACAATCAAAGCCGGAGAAGACCAATGAGCCTGACAAGAGCTGACTTTGAACAAGCTGCTAAAAAACTTGGTTGCCAAGTTGCTGCCATCATGGCCGTGGCCGATGTCGAGGCGCCTCGCGGCGGCTTCGATAAGTCGGGCAAACCGGCAATTCTCTTTGAAGCTCATAAATTCAGCAAACACACCAGTCATCGTTATGATTCGGTCTATCCTGATATCAGCTCTCGTTCTTGGAATCGCAAACTCTACGCCAGCGATAATGCGGGTGAACACGCCCGTCTTGAGAAAGCATCAACACTCAACCGGGAAGCGGCGCTTAAATCCGCATCGTGGGGCAAGTTTCAGATACTAGGCGAAAATTGGAAACAGTGCGGTAGTACATCCCTTCAAGGTTTTATCAACTCGGTATATCACTCCGAGTATGCGCAACTGGGATTGTTCGTGAATTACATCATGTCCGATATCAGGTTGCTCAAAGCGATTCAAAATTTGGCATGGTCAACTTTTGCACGCATCTACAACGGGCCTGCTTACGCAGAAAATAAATACGATGTCAAAATGGCAGCGGCTTTCAGGAAATTCTCATAATGCCAATCTGGGCTTGGAAATGGATAGCAATGGCAGTACTCGCCGGGTGGGCTTCTTACGCTACCTATCAATGGATTTCGATTTCGTCCACGGCGCCGCTTATCTGCGATAAAAGCGTTTTGGAAGGGCAAGTCAATCAATTAACAGCTGACTTGGCAGCACAGAAAGAAGAAACGCTGGCAGCAGACGAACGTGTTAAAGCAGGCGACAAAGCAATGGCTCAGGTCGCCAAAACCTTCTCCAACATCAAGGGGCAACTCGGTGAAATTTATATTGATACTTGCACTGGCACTTTCCCTGCCCGCGTGCAAAATGGGCTTAACCAAGCCGTCGAAGCCGCAAACAGTCGTGGTGAGTTGCCGCCAGCCGGCAACTAAAGACGCTGAACCAGCGCCAGTTTCAACGGTGCAAGAATGGGTTGAGAAGGGGCCAGCATGGGCTGGCGACCTTCTTGACTTGTTGACACAGGAGCGTAATTATAGGACGCTCGAACAAGAATGTTATTCATCCGCTTCTAAAAGGAATTCCAAATGAACAAGGCTTTCAATTCCACTCCGCACAAGGCAATGAAAGGTAGCGGTCAATCCACTTCCAAAACCGTCGGTCATAACGGTAATACTGCACGTGCTAACGCCATGAAACCGGCGCCGCTGACCAGTCGTTGTGCCAGCTGCGGTAAGAAAAAATGACCCCGGAACAAATCATTTCTGAAATTCGCAAGGAGCTTGCAGTCAACGATAGGTTGACCAAGCTCCTGACCGATTACGCAACGCACTTTGCAAATAGCGCGTTGCGTGTTTCTTACAAAGTCAATGATGCAGCCATATTAATTCGCCAATCAGGAATGGCCGAAGGCGCGGAACAATTTGTAAAAGAAATCACCAAGCCACCCACTGCCGCTTCCAAAACCTAAAGGGAATTGGAACCGGCTAGACCCACTTGCTAAGGAAATTACACCATGCCAACCCCACTTGAAATTGCTGCAAAAGCTCGCGAAGACCGCAAACTGCGTCAGGCCGGATTCAATCCAGACGGTACAAGGATTGAAGGTCTGGATGACGACCAAAATGCCAACCCAAATGCCAACGCCAATCTCGGTGACGATGATGACGATGACAAAGGTGGCAATAAGCCCCCTGTCAAAACTGCACGTGAAATCGAATTGGAATCCCAACTTGCTGCCGTGCAAGGCAGGGTCGGCCCTTCTCAGCAACAAGCAGACGAATACCGTCGCTTGCTGACAGTCGAGCAAGAGGCTCGTCGGGCCGAAGCCAAACAACGTGATGAAGAAATTAAAGCGCTTCGGGAAGACCTCGAAAAGCGCAACACGTCTATCAATATCGAAGAAATCCTGACGGAAGAGGAACGCGCCGACCTCGACCCGAACATGCTTAAAACGGTGGCCAAGCTGGCTGATGCCATTGCCCAGCGCCGCGCACCGAAGGTGGATACCCGCGCTGAGACGTTACGCATTCTTGCTGAACGCGACGCTCAAAATGTGGTAGATTATCGCCAACGTGTGCTGACCGACCCAACCCGGGGTCTGCACCAACTTGGCACATTAGCTTACGACCCGGCCTTCGTGGCATGGTCGGAAGATGAAGACAATGACGTAAATAGCGTGGTTACTTCGCTACTCAATGCAAAGAGTACCGAAGAGGTTGACCGTTACGCACGAATCGTCGCCAAGCGTATTGTGAAATTTAAGGAGCATAAAGCAGCTCCACAACAGCACGCTGATGTTAAGCCTGCTCTTGGTAATCACATGCGCCGTGAAGCTGCTCCGAAACTCACTGACGAGCAGGTCAACCAAAAATTAGCGCAAGCTAAACAACTAGCTCGTTCGTCTTCTCCTGCTGACCAGAAGAAAGCGAAAGAACTTTTAGCCGAAATCTCATAAAGGAATTACGTCATGGCACGAAATCAATCCGCAGCAGGTTATGAAAGCGTCGCAGGCTCGTTATGGGCGCCGCCAAAAATCGCAGCAAAAATCGTTTACAACTATCACCTTTGCTCAATCACTCCGTTGATTGCCAAATCAGACTTTCTCAGCGATGACGATTTGTTCTGTGGCGGCAAAGTCATCTACGGTGTTGAGCAAGACCTCAACATGTTTGGTAGCGATACCGACAACAACGAAGACCCTGAAACGCTCAGCGGCCCGGGTATCGAATCCGCGTCCATGACCGTTTGCCAGTCGAAAAAATTTGAATGGAAAATTTCCAATCAAGACAAACGCCTGATGTGCAGCAACTACGACAAGTGGGAAGCCAATCTGCGTCGCCAAATCAGCAAGAACATCACCAAGCTGATTGATGCATATTCCATCCCAAAAATCATCGCGTCGGCTCACCCTGACAACGTTGGTTTGAATGCCGGCATGTTGACCCACAGCACCAGTTTGGGTGAACAAGGTGCAGGCGCACTCAACGGTAATACGTTGGCTGGTTTTGAAGACATGATTCTGGCTCTGCGTCTGGTGGCTCAAGAAGCAGGCATGATGTGTGGTGAAGGTGAAATTCCGGGTGAAGGCGAGTCTGCCAAACCTGTCATCCTCATTCCATTGCAGCTGGAAAAATGGGCGCTCAAACTGATTAAAGCATTCGGTCAAGGTTGTTGCAGTGAAACTGCTGCATTCCGCGAAGGTATGCTCGGCTCGGTGTACGGCTTCCAACTGGTATCGACACGTTGGCTGATTCCGCGTAACTTCGGCGTCTCCGGTGTCCTTGCCCCGGTCGTTCTGGTTGACCCCAACCAAGTGCTTCACGCTTTCGATGTCGTCACTAACAAGTGGTGGGAAGGCAAGTTTGAAGACTATCTGGTCGGTGAGTTTGTCTGGGATACTCACGTCTTCAACCCACACGGCGTTGCCGTCGCAATTTCCAAAGTTTAAGGAGCAATATCATGGCACGTACTGCAAAAGCAGCAGATAATTTACAGGTGTTTCGCGGCTCGTTCGCAAAACCTGATGTCTTCGCTCTCAATGCCGGTGACGGTTGTTGCGGCCCTGCCGCAGCGTTGAGTGACTACGACCGCCTCGGCGACCGTGTTCATTTCGACAACGCACTGGCTCACTCCAACCCGACTGGCGCAAACGACAAATATCGTTTCCCTGACGGCAATGGTTTCGGCAACCAACGCCAAGCAATCCTTGACCACATCAATGCCAATGGCGTCGGTGCATCAATCTCGGTATTGCTGGTTCCTACCTTCGCATTCGTGACCGGTCTGGTCATCAAAACGATTGCCGAAGAAACGGGCCTGACGTTCGATGTCGTTTCCCGCAACGGCTTGACCTTGCCCAACGACAGTGAACGTACTGTCGTAATTACGGCAGGTGCCAGCGGTTGTGGTGTTACCCGCACTCAAACCGTCGGCGACGGTGACCCTTCGATTTATGAAGGCGTTGGCGCTCTCGGTGCAAGTGATTTGGCTGAATACCGCATTGGCCGTGGTAACGAGTTTTCGTTGGAAGCCGACGAAATCATGCTCGTAGTAGCAACCATGCCAGCTGGCGGCGTCGTGGTCGGTGACTTTGACCTCGAACTGGCAGTGTCGTATGATGTCATCAAGCGCTGCGACGAACCAGTCTAAGCGTCAGGTGTCAAAGTAAATCCCCCGGCTTAGGCCGGGGGATTTTGATAAATGGAAATTTCCCCAAGGAATTCATTATGTCTCAAGCACGCAAAGTTCTTTCTGTTACAAGCCGTGTCAACGGTCTTCAAGTTGACATCCCACCTGATGCCGCAGGCGTCATCAACCGCTTTCAGTCGAAAGGCGACAATGAATTGATTTTCAACAAGCCCAATGCACGCGGCGCCGTTGAAAAGCCAATGATTGTGGAAAGCGAATCCACTGAATCGAGTCTTGCTTAAATGTTGTCAACCCTACGGTACAGCCCGGTCAACTGGCTGATTATTGATTGGGGTTTCAACGGGCAATCCTTCGGGGAGTGCGGCCTTCCATCGCCTGCTCCTTGCGAAGAGCCAGCAGAAGATTCACCTGCACCTTGCAGGGCTTTACCGATTCAAGAAGCGATTGATACCTACGACTGGGCGCGTTGGCTTCCAGAAGTCATTGTCGGTATCGAAGACCCGGACGAAGATATCGCGGCCAACTACGTGCGCGAAGCTGCTATCGAATTCTGTCGCTCGGGTCGTGTGTTACAGCGGGAAGTGGTAGTCGAACTTCAATACGGAGTGAAGACCTACCCAGTATTCCCTTATGATGGGGAAGCAATTGTAGGGGTTATCGGCGTGAAGTTGGATGCCGGTAGCCCCTGCACTTGTTCTGGCGCCGCAGGTACCTACGAAGGTATTGACTGGCAGCTGGATACTGCACGCAATGAATTAACGTTGCACAACGCTCCGCGCTCAGGCCTGTTCAAATTATTGGTATGGTCAGCGCCGACCGAAGATGCTTGCCGCCATGATGTCTTTTTATACGACCGGTTTCGTAGCGACATTACTGTTGGCGCACGAATCAAGTATGTCAGTGCAATGCATTTCCGCGACCGCGCGTTGGTCAATTCCCTGCCGCCAATCGACGTATTTTCTCGTTCGATGTTGCTGGCAAAAAATAAAGCAGTTCGCACTGCAAGCTCTTCTAAATCACAACCGGGTTCAGGCATGTGGAATAGGCATTCATCGCCTTCCTATCGGCATCGGAGATAAACAATGACGCTCAATGATTGGCTCCGCACCATCGCCGCCGTGTTAAACGATGATGAGCCGGGGCGTCCTTTCCAACGCTATCTGGTCAAAGACCTTCTCGCCGCGTACAACGCGGCACTTTGCCTTGTTGCACGGTATCGGGCCGACCTCTTTACCGAGCTGCGCGTCATCCATTTGAAAGCAGGCAAATACCAAGATGCTCGCGGTTGCTGCTCGAAGGTACTGGACGTTCTTGACCAGACCGATGCCAACGGCAATGTGATTCACGAAATAAATAACGCACGTGCAACGACGACAACTGCGCGACGCAATTGGAAAAAACCAAGTTGCTTGGCACAAGGCGCCAACGACTACATAATCAATACGGTTCGCCTCGACCCAAATCTCGATGGCCGCTTTACCGTGACCCCGCCAGTACCTTGCGAGGTTGCAGCATTCGTCATGGTCAAGTGCGTTGAGCAACCTTGCGATTACACCGCAGCCATGCTCAACATGCCTTTACAAAATGATTGCATTCACAACGTTGCGTCATGGCATTATGTGCTGGCCACCATGTTGTCTGGCGACCGCCACGACAACGGCGCCAGTAAAGACCAGTCGTATCATTACCGCATGTTTTTCGATATTCTGGGCATCGTGCAAAAGCAAGATGACCGCGCTGAAAGTAAGGAGCAAGCCACATGAGTTGCAAACCCGGTGAAGACTGCGCTCCATGCCAAGATTGCCCGCCTGCGCCAGCGCCCGTTTTACCACGGTGCGATGTTGCATTGATTGACGGTGTTTACGCCAATGCGACAGTCACCGTTGAAAACGGCTGTATTGTCCTCGTCGTAGCAGGCGAGCCTTTTCTGTATCAGCCAGACGCCTGTTGCGCGTCAGGCAGTGGCGGTAGCGGTGGCGACGGCTTGGACGGCGACCCCGGCCCGCCGGGTGCCGCCGGCACGATTGCGATTGGTACGGTATCGACTACTGCGCCGGGTACTCCTGCGACAGTGGTAAACGTCGGCACGCCAAACAATGCGATTCTCAATATCACGATTCCGCGCGGCGACCCGGGCGTCGATGGCGCAGGCCCGACTGGCATTACTGACGATACGGCAGGAATTGAAATCGTCAACGGGTCGATTCAATCACTGCCGGTCACATGGCCCCCCGTGTTGAATGTCGTGGTCGCTCCCATTGCGGTACCGGGTATTTCACTGAGCATGGTCAAAGACCCGTTGACGGGTCAGCTGAATGTCATTCTGGATATGGATGCCTTTTATCTGCAACTGCAAACGTACATCAACGACCAGATTGCAGCAGCCATTGCCCCAATCCAAAGTCAAATCACCACCATTCAAACTGATTGCTGCTAATGGCCTCGGTTACTTTCAAACAATTCGGCGGCTCTCAACCACGGCTTGCGCCGCACTTGCTGGCGGCTTCGATTGCGTCAGAAGCGCGCGATTGCAAGTTGTGGCACGGCACCTTGGAGTCATGGCGTGAGCCTTTATTTATTCGTGAAGCGCCAGTTGGCACTAATACTATTTTTCTGTTTGACTGTTGCTGGCTTGAGTTTTCTGGTTGCGTTGATATTGCTCAAGGGCCAGTCAACTGCCGGAAAATCTTCACGACTGGCGACCAGCCTTGGCCCGCTGTTGTTACGTTTAGCGCGGAAGATTGCACCCCAACGGTAAAACGTCTCGGCATTCCGTGCGCTGATAAAGCGCCTTCGATTTTAGTCGGCGCCGATACCGGCGTTGCAAAAGATACCGAAGGGCGCAGCTACGCCTACCAATATGCCAATGACGAAGGCCATAAAGGCTCGCTGTCAAAAGCAACCGAATCGCAGCTGATTAAAGACGGTCAATCGGTCGTGATTTCTGGCTGGGAAATTCCTGACCCATCGTGGGATGTCACGAAGGTTTTGATTTACCGTACGGTAGCAGGCCATCAATCAGGTCGCGAAACTGGCAACCTTTTCGACACGACATGGATGCTGGTAGGCGAAGCTGCTATCGGCGCAGTGTCATTTCTCGATGCCAAGTACAACGATGATTTACAGGAAGCTGTCGAAGAAGATATCGCCGACCCGCCGCCTGAAAATTTACGCGGCATTATTCACATTGCTAGTATCAATGCACTGGCTGGCTTCGTCGGCAACCGTGTGTATTTTTCCGAAAATAACAGCTATCACCAGTGGCCCTATTTTCTTGACCTTGACGACCAAGTATGTGCGTTGACGGAAAGCAATGGCGTCGTGTATGCCGCGACCGACGGTGCGCCTTACAGTATCTCCGGCGCAGTCGATTGCAAAAATGCCGGATGCCGCGAGGCCGTCCGCGCACCGAAACCATACCCGATGGTCGGTTGTGGCAATCGTCGTTTAGCAGCGTTACCGGAAGGCGCAGTTTATCCAAGCCATGAGGGTTTGATTCTACTGTCTGGCCGCAGTGCGCCGACGATTTTGACGCACCCGCTGTACGCCCCGGACGACTGGCAGAAGATGGCGCCTGAAAGCGTCCTGCCGGTCGCCAGCGGCGGCAAGCTATTCGTCTTTGCCCGTCGCAACGCTTTCGTCCTGACCCTGCCCAACGGCCCTGAAAATGGCTGGGCTTTGGACACGCACAGCACTCTGTCAGATACCGACGTGAAGGATGCTGTGGTGAGCCGTACGGGCGACTTCTACCTTCTAAAAAATACCTCGGTTGTCCAATGGGATAGGGGAGCGACGTTGCGGCCTCACCATTGGGTTTCTGCCGAGGTTGTTACGGCGGCGCCACTCGGCTTCGCCGCAGCTAAAATCTTCCACTCTGGCGCAGCTGAAAATGTCACGATTACGGTAGATGGCCGGGAAGTCCTGAATCGGCCTGTACTGATGCCGAAGCCTTTCCGGGTGCCTCAGTGGGCCTTCGGAAGCCGCTGGCGTGTTACGCTTGACGGCACTGCCAAAGTGAGCCTTTTCACCTTGGCCACATCCATGAGCGAATTAGGAGCTTAAATGTTCAAAGTCATTCAACCACCGGCAGATGAAGTTGCACTGGCTGAAACCGGCAAGAAAATCATCGCCGCTGCCATTGAGCTTGGGCTGAAACCCGATACACAGGGCTTTTTGATGGCTTGGATTAATGGTACCCGGATTGCGGTTGAAGAGGACAGCGCCGGCAAAATCATCGGTCTGGCCTTGATTGCCCTCGGCAAGCGGTGGGTTCAGAACGATTTCACTGCCACCATCCTCGACCTTCGCGGAGAAAACCAAAAGGGCATGCTAGAATTCGTTCATCAAATCTGTGCTGTCTTGGGCGTGACTTCGCTGTTCTATCAACCTGACGGTGCCGTTGAAGAAAATGGCCAACTGGTGCATCGCGTGTTGGAGTTCAAATTGCAATAAAGGTGAGATATGGCTAGTAGCTTGAAGTGCGTCACCAATGCTGGCTACCAATCTGCTGCAAGTCAGCAAGCCTCGGCTATCTTAAAGCAGGCCACGGTCGATGCCGCTATTCAAGTGGCCGTCGCTTTGTGGCAACGCAATTCCAGCAAATCTATCGCCAACATGCAGCGTGAACTTGCCGACGAGCAAGTTCAATTAGCTGAGCAAGTACAGGCGCACGCAATTTTATTCTGGCCAGAAGAAAAAGAACTGGTCGATGATGCCTTTGCTATTACAAAGGTCGTGACCAACTACGTCGGATTGACTGGCGCATGGGGTCAAATTGTTACCGAGGCCGAAGCCACTGGCCGGAATATCTGGATTGATGCAGCTCGCAAACAATGCTTTGCTCCGAGTCGCTGCGAAGATGCACGTTGGCAGCGTAACGAGCAATTAATCAAAGCCGACATGCAAGGTTATGCTTCACGTCAAGACGAAGCGCGCACTCAAATTTTGAATGACCTGCGCTACGAAAAACAACTCGCTGTACTCGGCCTTGGCCGGGGCAAAGTGCAGACGCTTGTGAGCTACCAAAATATTGCTCAGGCATCTGGCTTGGCCGCAAGTGCGTTTTTGGAAGGGTCAATCAATAGCGGGCTTCAAGCATTCGGTTACTACTCGGTGCGCAATTACAATCAACCGGTAGGTTGGGGCCAAGGTATTAAACAAACGTGGAGTCGCAGTAGCGAACCGCAACATACTTACGCTAAAAAACCAGAAGTGACAGTCATGCCGCCGATGGAAATTAATCGCCCTGCCGCTGTTACAGCACCTTTGGTACCAAGCAAGGCGACTGAAATGCAAATGGGCGCAGAATCGAATACTGCGTTAGGCCGTAACCCCTACTACGAAGGCCCGCCATGAGTTGTTTAGATGACAGTGGCTACAATGCCGGCGAAGCAACTCGCGCTGCTGCGGTAAAAAGCGGCGCGTTGATTCGTCAGATTGCTGCTGCGGCAATTGCCATTGACAATGCAACCCGGTTGATTGACAACTACAAAGACCAGCGTGATATCGCGCGGCGTAGTTTGGCTATCAGCAAGGCACAGCAAAATCAAATCGCTACGGTATTTTGGCCACGCGAAGAAGATTTTCTTGCGGAGTTTTCTACGCCGGAACCTTTGGAGTTGGTCGAAGATATGGGCCGTCGGTATGGCGGTCGTCTTGCGTCAAGTTTGGCAAAGCAATTTGCAGAAGCATTGAAAGATGCTCGCTGTGGTATGCGCCGTTATTGCGCTAGTGCCAATCGCAAAGTGCTGCAAGACCTAATGATGGCTCGTAGCTTGGCCGTAGCCAATGCGCGCGTACTCGGTCGTAATATTGCGTTTGCCGAATACCAAGCGCGCAACGACCAAAACTATAATCGTCGTCTGCAAGCAGTCAGTCTCGGTCGCGGTTTAATCAACGAAGCAATGTCGCTTTACGCTGCCGCAGGCGCAGGTCTGGCCGCAGTCGGCAGTGAGCTGAGTGGCAGCTTGAGCAGCGCCTTGCAATCGTTTGGTTACGCACGCCGCGATTACACAGCCTCGTCAACGCAAACCAATCGGCCTCAAGCTCTCGGCGACCGTGGACTCTATACTGGGCTGAGTGACCAGAACTACGGTAACTTGCGCACTGAGAATTCGTTCGGGTTTCAAAGCAGTCAATCCAGTATGCAAAATCTGGAAGCCAGCAACGTGATGACCCAAGTTCAAAATGTCAACCATGAGTCTTCTCGCTTCGGCGGTGAAACGGGTAAAGACATTGAACAGCTGTCGCGCGGCGATGTTGGTAACGATGATTTAGTTCGTACCGGGATTTATACTTTCCCAGTCGAAAGTTTATTCGGTGGCACTTGTACCGTTGATATGGACAAGTTCCCATTAATGTTTGCTGACAATTATACGAATGGCGATTACACCACGCCGTAAGTAGGAGAAATGTATGACCGGTATTGATTTCATGGCAGTTGCAACTGGACGCCAAAAAGCTCTTGATGATAATTGGCAAGACCGTTTACGTGCGGAGCAAAGCGCTGAATTTAATTACAACGCCGAAGGCCGTGCGCAACAAGGCGTCGTGCGTCAGCAAGCATTCGATAAAGGTCAGGCTGAGCAAGAAGCTGCATTCTTTCTCGCACCGATGACTGCGTTTCGCCAAAAAGCAGCGGACAGTGGAATTCCTGCCGACCAATTTTTGATTGACTACCGTCAGTCGATTATGAATGACCCGAACTTTCAATCGAAAGCACCGGAAGTGCAACGTGGTATCTTGGAACAGCTCGGCGTATCGGCAGCACTCGAAGCACAATCGCTTTTGGCGCAAGGCAATCCTGAATCGACGGCCAAAGGGCAAGCCTTACTGCGCACGTTCGGCGCAACTGGTCAAATCAATTCTGCTGATACTTCGTTTACCTCTGGCGATATTCCCGGCTTCTTGAAAGCACGTGGCGTTGATATCGGCACAGACGGCAGGGTCGATGTCGGCGGCGTGAAAATGAGTCCGTTGCAAGCTGCCGATGCATTGCGTACTCGCGGTCAAGGCGGCTTGTGGGCATACGCAGCTCAAATCCAAGCGCAAGACAAAACTAAAACAGAATTGCAAAAAACGCTCGACAAACAAAAGTTGGACGAATTCAATTCTCGCTACGCTTCGTTTGCTGCACCAAACTCAGGTTTGATTCGCGTCGGCAGCGATACATGGGCTTATGCAGAACGGCCAACGGTACCGGCGTTTCGCTTGAATCCGTTGGAAGGCCTTGTGCCTTTACAAGCGCCGCTTGGCGGCATGCCCCCTGCTGCATCGCCGGTAACAGGCGCTCCGGTTGCAGGCGCAATGCCGACTACGGGAGCAACGCCTGCTCAACAGCTGACAGCAACTCCCGGCCCGAATCTCAATGCACAAATCGTTCAAGCGTTGCCTTTGGCTTCGCCGGAAATCCGCAATGAATGGCAGGCGGTAGCGCCGGCCTTAAACGCAGCTCGCACTTTGTTGACTCAAAATGAACAATCTCTTGAGCGTTTGAAAACTGAGTTTCAAAGCGCTGTCGCTGCACAAGATAATGCAAAAGCCGCAGCACTTGCGCCTCAGATTCAACAAGTCACGGATGCTCAAGCTGAGTTGACTCGCCAGAAAACAGACTTGAATTCGCGTGCGCTCGATTTGCAAGAAAAGATTTTGTCACGTAAACCTGCGATTGATTTCAATAGCGAAATGGATGCAGGTAGCCGCCAACTTCTGAAAGCGCTTGAAAATCCTGAAACGGCCAAAGGCATTTTGGCCGAACGTCCTATCG